ACGGGGACGGGTCCGGGGACGGGGACGGGTCCGGGGACGGGTACGGGTCTAAAGACTATTGGCTCGCGACCATCCCTCATTTCTCAAAAAACTGGTCAAGCACCCAGCTTGAACGATTGAAAGAATTGAAGGAGCAAGGTGCCACGATCGCCTTCTGGCGCTCCGACAAAGACGGCCGCGCCTGCAACGGCGGCTCCAACGCCCCGGTCAAACCGGGCACGGTCGAGACCGCGCCCGGCCCGCTGATCGTCTGCCAGAAGGGCGTGCTTCACGCGACCACGATCCCGCCAAAGCACACGGGCGAGCGATGGTGGATCGTCGCGCTGATCGGCGAGGTCGTTAGTGATGGCGACGACAAGCTCGGCGCGCTCACACGCGAGATCATCGGGGAGTGTCTCTGATGAAAGCGTTGTCGGTCCGCCAGCCGTGGACGTTCGCGATCGTGATGGGCTTCAAGCCCGTCGAGAATCGCGACTGGACGCGTGCGCATCGCGGACCGACGCTGATCCATGCCGGCAAAACGGCGGAGCACGGCAACATCAACCCCGTGCTGAGACAGATCGCCGATCAGGCCTGTCTGCCGCTCAAGGATGTCCACGCGCTCTATCATAAGCATGCGGCCACGGGCGCGATCGTCGGCCGGGTGAACGTCGTCGACTGCGTCACCTCCCATCCGAGCCGGTGGTTCTACGGTCCGTATGGCTTCATCCTGAAAGATGCGGAATGGTGCGAGCCCTTCACGTGGCGCGGTCAGCTCGGTTTCTTCGAGGTGCCGGACACCGTCGTCGAGCGCTTGCGCTTCCAGCGCCGCACCGCGGCCGCCGCCGCCGACCTGTTCGCCAAATAATGACGCGTCCGCAGCTCGCGACCACAAACGCGTCACAGCCGCGCGAGAGCCGGAAGGTGAAGACCGTGTGCGCCATGCTCGAAGCCGACGAGTCCCAGGTCCGCCGGCTGGTCGACGAGGGGAAGCTCGAAGCGCACGGGCTCGGCAAGCGCGGCATGCGCATCTATCTCGATTCGGTCGCCGACTATCAGGCCATGAAGGCGCGCCAGGCGCGGCGCCAGGCCCAGCCGGAGCCGGTCGAGAAGGCGCGCCGCCGTGTCCACCTCGCCGCCGCCCATGCGGCGGCCGAGCGCTTGCGCGCCCGTGGCCTGGCGTAGCACCCTGACCCAGCGGGGAGGGGCCCCATGACCGTTCATTTTGATCCGGATCGCCGCAAATGGCGCTACGACTTCTGGAAGAGCGGTATCCGCTATCGCGGTTATTGCCTCGACGCGCATCAGCAGCCGGTGACGTCCAAGAGCGCGGCCGTTCAGGCCGAAGGCGTTGAGCGGAGACGCATCGCGATCGCGCCCAAGCTGCCGGCGGTGGAGGGCTACACGTTCGGGCAGGCGGTCGACGCGCTGATGCCGCAATGGGAGCTGCAGCCAAGCTGGTCGAACCGCGAGCGCTATATAAAGGAGCTGAACGCATTCTTCGGGATCATGACGCCGGTCGCTAATATCGGCGAGCTGCGCGTCTCCGAATATGTGACGCACACGCGCACGCGTCCGGTCGTGATCTGGAAGGGCGGACCGAAGCGCGATCCGAAGGATGCAAAGAATGCAACGTTATGGATCGAGACGAAGCGCCGGCGCGCGCCGGCGACGTCGAACCTCTATCTCGGCACCTTGCGCGAGATCCTCGCCCACGCGCTGAAGGTGCGGGACCCAGCGACGGGAAAGAAGCTCCTCGAGACCGTGCCGACCGTGCCCGAGCTCAGCGTGCCGAAGCGGAAAGCGCGTCCGGTGCCCGACGCGGTGTCGATCGCGCTGCGCGAGCTGCTGCCGCAACACGCCGTCGAAGGGATGACGGTGACGCTGCTGTTCGGCTTCCGCCGCGGCGAGGCGTTCGGCTTGCAACTCCATCACGTCGACTTCGAGGCCGGGGGCATCCGTCTCGAGGCGGGCGAGGTGAAGGACGACGAGGACGCCTTCATGCACGGGTCGCGCCTCGCGATGCTCTACTTGCGCCGCCTCGTGAGACAGGCGAGGAAGCGCAAGGTCAAGCACCTCATCACCTGGCGCCGCCACGCCGGCGAAGACTACCGGCCGCTCAAGAAGCCGAAGAGCTCGTGGCGGCGCGCGATGAACGCGATCGAGCAACGGTTCGGCAAGCGCTGGCGGTGGCACGATCTGCGCGCCGCGTTCATCACCCACGTTGCCGTCACCTCGGGCAGCGTGGCCGCGCAGGCGCTCGCGCGCCACTCCGAATTCTCGACGACGCAAGCCTATATCGAGGTCGCCGACGATGTTCGTAAGCGTGCGGCCGAGCGCGCCAGCGAGCGGCCTGCGCTGCGCGCGATCGCAGGAGGACGGGGGAAGCGACGGTGACAGTTTATTTTGACAAAGACCGGCAGCGCTGGCGGTTCGACTTTTGGCGAAGCGGAAAACGCTATCGCGGGTATTGCTTCGATCAAGAGGGGCGACACGCCGCGTCTTACGAGACAGCCTTTGAGTATCAGGAGGCCCTTAAGGCAGGAGATACCGGATCGAAAGAAGACGGACCGATTTGAGGCGCGGTCGCCGTGTCAAGATCGGCTACTCCAAAAAACCTCGTGCGCGGTTGTCCGACATACAAATCGGCAACCACGAGCGGCTGAAGATGATCGGCAGCCGTGCCATTGAACGCGCTCTGCATGAGAAATTTGAGCCGCACCACCTTCATGGCGAATGGTACAGGCTGGAGCCGGAAATCCTGGAGTTCATTGAGAAAATTCTTATCGTCCCCCACGATCGCCCCCCACGGGACCAAGGGCTACGACCCTCAAGGTTCGAAAAAGCTTGAAGATACTGGTCGGAGAGAGAGGATTTGAACCTCCGGCCCCCACGTCCCGAAAAATCGGGTCACCGCGCAATGCGTTGAAACTATTTGTCCGAGAGAGCCCGAACCATGCCCGAATCGTGCCCGCTCCGGGGCATTCTCCCCCACGTCGGTCCCCCACGGTTTGACGGGCCGCCGGCGCACCCTACATTCCCAGCCATGGGCGACAAGTCGAAGCGCATCCTGGCCGATCGCGAGGTGCAGCGGCGGTTCGAGGAGGACAAGCGCGCCGCCGAGGAACGGGCGCGGATGCTCGCCGTCCGCTGCCGCTCGTGCCGTCGCGCCAAGCAGCCGGTCTATGTCGAAATGGGCGGGTTCGTGTTCTGCGGCGACTGCATCGAAGCGGCGGCCCAGATCGTTGCCGAGAACAAGGCCGACGCCGAAAACGCAAAAAAGGGCCGGGAGACCCGTTGAGGTCTCCCGGCCCCTTCCTTTTGCGGGGCACGCGCCCGCTGCGGCGGCGGTTTATTCGACGAAGCCGTAGAGCGGCTCGATGCTCACGCTCAGATTGTTGACCTTCTTGCCGTCATTGTTCGGCGAATACTGAGAGCCCGACGCGTTGACCTTGACGGCGGCGCCCTCGGGAAACGCCCCGAGCGCCGTGGCGACAATCGACGCCACGCTATTCTTGATTTCCTCTTCGGGCTCTGAGCACTTCACGGCCGCCAATTCCTTCGCAACTTTGGCGGCCACGGCCGCAGGCTTTCCGACGACACTGACACTCCAGCTCATTGTTTCCACTCCTTGGGTTGAACGATGTTTAGCGCCCGCGCTTCAGGCGCTCGCGCTCGCGCGGGATCTTGACGGGCGGCAGTTCGCGATCGCGCCGGCGGCGGCGTTGATTGCCGCGCTTGGGCGGGCCGAGCTGCTCGCGTTCGGTCGTGCCCGGATGGTCGTCGGCGTAAGCCGCCGTGGTGAACTCGCCGCTCTCGGAATCGCGATGGCGGTAACGCCGTTTCACAAGCCCCATGGTTCGCACTCCCCTCATTCGGGACGTTGCGGCATCGGCACGCCGCCGAAGCACGCCGTCGCCAAATTCGTCATCTGCTCGAGCCTCGCGTTCATGTGATGCACGTCGTTGGCGATGTAGCAGGCCGAGTAGCCGAGCAACGCCACGACCAGCGCCCTCGCGATGCGGTCCGCACGATCCTGCGGCACGCGCCGCACGGCCCGAACAAGACGCGATTCATCCGTCATGGCTGCTGGCCTCCCCCTCCGGCACCGCCGGCGCGTTTGATCCAGATGTCCCGTACCGCTTCGGCCGTGGCTTTGACGAAGGCCGGGCCGAGGTAACCGCAGAGCGCGACGAGCGCCCAGGTCGCGTAATCGGGCGCGCCGATCTTTTGGAGCGCCGCACCGCCGCAGAGGCCGAGGAACGGCGCCGTCAGCGAGTCGACGGCCAGCGCCCGCCAATTGACCTTGCCGCCCGCGAGCGCGCCCGCGTGCGCGTGTCGGGCGAGAATCCCGAGCCACGCCAGAAACGCCAAACCGGCGGCGCTGAACACTTGCGCAAACCGCTCCCCCAAATCCATTTCATCGCCCCCGATGAACACACGGTTAAGGACTTCACTTCGGCCACGTCGCCACGAGATCGCGCAGCCAATTCAATTTCGCGCGACAGTCCGCGCCCGCATCGCGCAAGGCCTGCGCCCATGCGGCGAGCTGCGCGTCGGTGTCGACCGCCGCCGGCACCGGCGGCTCGGCAAGGCAGGCGAGCGCCTCTTGCGGCACGCTCTGATAGACGTATTCAGTTCGCGTTTCCGCGGGTAGCCTGATCGGACTCGACGGCGGCGGATCGCTGTTCGCGGCGCACGCGGTCAAGAAAATCACGCACGGCAGGACCGATAGGCGCCACATCTTCGGGCTTCGCATCGTTCAAGATCCTCAAGAGTTCGGACGATTTCGCTTCTCGCCTTCGTTGCTCGGCGGCTGCCTTGGCGCGCGCGGTGTCCGCGGCCTTGGCCTGCGCGCGTTCCTCGAGCCATAGCGCCCGCGTGGCATCGGCAAATTCGCGCGCGTTGTCGGCGTTGATCTTCTCGACCTCGAGCTTGTAGGCGGCGACCTCGGCCTTCGCGTCCGACGTGAGCTTTTGCTCGGCCGCGAGCGCGGTCGCATGGGACGCGCGCAGGTCGGCGACCTGCACGCTCCATGCGGCGTACATCGCGGCGAGCGCCACGCCCGCCGCGATGGTCAGCCAACGCATTACGGCACCAACGAGAGCACGAGCTGCACGGCCTCGCGGCCCATGCCGGCACCGGCAACGACGCCGACGCCCAACGTGATCCACGTTCCCGTGAGCGGGTTCGCGGAGATGAACCGGCGCCACGCGCCCCACTTCGACTCGAACTGTGTCCGGACCGCCTCGGCCCGCGTCTTCACGTCTTGTGCATTCATGGCTTACGTCTCCTTGGGTTGCTCGGTGAAGATCGTCTTGGCCTCGGCGGTCAGCCGCCGCCGGTCGGCGAGACCGTTGACGCCGCCATTGATGATGCGCGTGACACCCTCGACGTCGTCGAGGTCGGCGAAGTCGTTGCACGTCCGGTCGTGGCGCTTCTGGGATTGCCAGAACCACAGCGCCACGCGCACGCCGATCTCGGGCTCGGCCACCTGGTTCGGGTTGCCGATGAATTCGAGACCAAGTGCCACGCCGGCCAAGCGGTAATTGTCGCGGAAGGTGAGACCGCCCGGGCCGCGCGCGCGATAGCGGAAGCCGTCGCCCGACGCCTCATCGCCATTGCCGAGGCGGCCCGCATAGACCGCGTTGCCGAGCGCCTCGGGCCGGTGCTCCAGCTCGTGCGCGCGCGCCACGATCTCGGGCCGATGCTTCCACACCTCGGCGATTCGCGCGGCCGAATAGTTGAGGTTCTCGCTCATCCGCGTGAACCCCGCGCTCTCGTGCGCGATCTGACCCAGGAAGTGAGCGCGGCGCAGCGGCGTGTCGACGCCGAAGCCCGGCGCATACGCCTCGAGCGCAAGCGCGATGCGCGGCAACAGCTCGTTCGCCGGCTGCGGACACAACGCCCGCAACCGCTTCGCGGTGAAGATCATGACAGCGCGCACCCGGCCATCGCGAACAGGATCAGGATCAGAACCACGATCAGCCAGTTCACGGCCTTTTCAGCCTGTTGCGTGGTGAAGCCGAACGACGAGAATCGCAGCTTGGACATGCTGGTGCTCCAATCGAAGGGAAGGCGACGCGTCACACGCCGAGGAAGGCGCGCACGCCGATGACGGAGTCGAACACCTCGATCGAGCCGTCGGAGAACTTGACCTGATAGCGCACGATGTAGTCGGCGCCCGCGACGCCGCCCGGCTTGAAGAATTGCGAGACGATTTCAAGCGCGATCGTGCGCCCTCCGTCGATACGCTGCGACGGGTCGGGGTCGGCAACCGCGCTGTCCGGGTGCATCAGCACCGAGACCGCAGTGCTTCCGTCGGCGACGATGGTCGGGCGGACGCCGGTAAACTTCTCGATCTGATCGAGATGCCGCGCGACCGAGATCGAAAGCAGCGGACGCGCCGCCGAGGTCACGTCGGAAAAGCGCAGCACGGCAACATTCGGTGTCATAGGTCTCGCTCCTTGGCGGGCATCACGAGTCCGCGCGTGTATCCATCCGTAGTCGCCGAGCGCACCGCCGGGCTCACGATCAGCGCATGGACGTTGCCGCCGGCGCGAAGCCCGCGAACCTTGGGCGGCGCCATAACGAGATAGTTCGGGTCGATGGAGACAGACGATGAACCCGGCGCGAACACGGCATCGAGAAGCGCAGCGACGGTCGCGTTCGCCCGCAACGTCTTGGCAATGAAGCGGGCGAGGCCCGCGGCAACGCCGGCGATCGCGGCCACACCCTTTCCGACCCGGCGCACGAGCGATGCAAGCGGCGTCGTGACGGCCGCCATGATTTTGCCGGTCGATTTCGAGACCGATGCCGCCGCGCTCGCCGACGCCTGCACGATCTTCGTGAACGTCCGGCTCAGCGACGCCGAAGGCGCCGTCGTCACGCGCAGCGCCTTGGACGTGAGCCGGGCAAGCGCGGCGAGCGGCGCGTTCGCGGCAAGGACGGACTTGCCCGTCTGACGCACGAGCGCGGCCACCGGCGCGGTGGTCGCCGCGATCGTCAAGAGAACCACGCGAAGCGCCGTCAGCGCCGCGAGCGGCACGCTCGACGCCCCAACGATCTTGCCGGTCTGCCGCGTCACGGCACCCGACGTCGCCGCGTCCGCATGCACGCGTTTGGACACGGCGCGCGCGATCGCTCCGGCGACATCGGCGGCAACCGCGACGACCTTGCCGGTCCGGCGGACGAGGGACGCAACCGGCGACGCAACAGCCTGAAGCGCGAGCAGGACGACCCGCGAGACAGTCAGAGACGGCGAGGGCGCCGAGGACGTCGCGAGGCGCTTCGACGTTTGTTTCGTGACCGCCGGCGCCAATGACGCTTGCGCCGCTATAGCCTTCGACACCGCGCGCAGCACGGCCACGGCTGGCGATGACGATACAACGACCGGCTTGCCCGTCTGCCGAACGAGCGCCGCCAGCGGCGACGACGTGACCTGGAGCGGCTTGCCGCCCTGCCGCACCAACGCGCCCGTCGGCGAGGAACTCCCCAGCACCGATTGATTGAATTGGGTGCCCGCCGCCGCCGAGCGGAGAACAAGATAGGTGCGCGCGCTGTCGCGGGCCGTCCCTGTCGTGCAGGCCCAAGCCTGATTCCCGGTCGCATTGACCGTCTTGAACTGCGAAGAACACGACATGGCCGCAGCATCTGCGCCGCTATCCGCGAGAATCGTGACAATCGCCGACCAGTTGCCGTTTGTCGTATCGGAGTCGCCGGTGATCGCGTCGTCGGTTTCGATTGCGGCACAGCCGAAGATCGTATCGCCGCTTGTGACCGACACCGTGGCCGCCGCGTGCGACGTGACGGCACCCACTGAGCCGGTTCCGTCAGCAGCAACAAACGAAACGGCTTCACCCGCCCCCGGACGGACCCGGTAAAACTCCAAGCCGCCTTCGGAAATATTTGCTGTAAAGAGGCCTCTAACTCGGGCAACGGCGCTCGTACTCGTCGCCCGGCACGTGCCGATCATGAGGTCGGCGCCGGCACCGGCCGATCCCGGGTCATAGAGAATGTGTGCTTGCGTGGTGAAATCTGTGAGACCGCCGGCGCCGCCGCCGAGATCGCCAAAAACATCAAAGACGGATGCGCCGTTGAGCCCTGGGTTATCGCAAGCGATAACCATTACCAGCCAGTCACCATCCTGAACCGACAGATTGCCACTATCGATCGTGTTTGAAGCCGCGAGGACGGTCCCGTTGCCGACGCTCGTGATCGTAGCAGCCATTGTCCTTCAGACTTCAGACGGCCGGGCCGAAGATGAACTGCGACTCCTGCGGAGCGACGCCGATCACGTCGATCGCCATATCGGTGAGCGGATTTCCCGGCGGATCGATGACGACGTGAACGCGATACTGCCCGGCCGCCATCTCCTCAATGGTGACAAACGCCATCGAAATGATGCCGCCGTTCTTGACGCCGGAGAGATCGATGAAATCCTCGGACGAGAAGTCGAAGATCTTGTCGCGCGTGCCCGGCTTGTCCAACGACTCGGCGTAGTCCGCATATTTGAAGATGTCCGCGCCCGCGCCGCCGTAGAGATCGTCGGCGTCGTAGCCGCCCCACAAGATGTCGTTGCCGGCACCGCCGTACAGCGTGTCTTTGCCGCCGGCGCCGAACAGCAAATCGTTACCGCCGAGGCCGTGCATCGTCTCGTTGGCGCGCCCCCCGACGAGGTGGTCGTCATTCTCTGTTCCCGTCTTGACATTGGGCATGGTTGCTTCTCCTTGATTTTTGAAGAGCGCTGGTCGCGTCCGCTCGGTCTAGACGACGCCGGGCACGAATTTCAGGCCGAACGTAAAGGCGATCGAGTCGCCCGAGACCACGTTCACCGCGCTAAAGACGCCGCGCGTCAGCATGTTGCCGGCGGTCACGTTGTCGAACAGACCGGACTCGGTGATCGCGAGCGTCGAGCCGGCCGTGACCGTGCCGACGACCTGATAGTTGTCGTTGGTGTTGGTGATGGTCGTGCGCGACTCGGTGCCGACCGTGCGCCCACCCGACGTCGTCGGCGCGGACTCGGTCTGCAACGCGGTGTCGCCCACCGCCGCCGCATTGGTGCCGACGCCCCAGCCGATATTTTTCGGCGCGGTGCCGGCCTGAATGATGCGGTTGGTTACGATCGCCGCGCCGGCGTTGGTGAATGCGACGGCAAGCGAAATCAACCCCGCAGCAATCAAGCCGCGGATGGCGTCGGCAATGCCCGGACGCAAGGCTGCAACTTCGTTCATGGGAGTCAGTCTCCTTTCAGGCGTTGAGCAAGGCGTTTCAGAAACATCCCGACGGCGAGCAGCGCGCGCGCGTGCCACGGGAACAATCGATCTGTGCCGACGGTGACCACGTGTCCCACCAGACGCACTTCGCCCCCAGGAAGCGGGGTTCCGCATTTCAAGCAAACGCGCTGCTTGTCATCGTGATTCGGCGTGACGCAGGCTGGACAGCCAGGATATTTACGCACCTCGAGCGACGCCTCGAAGCGGCCAAGGGCACCCATGTCCATCGGTTAGAGCCTTTCGGTGAGACGGAACGAGCGCGAGAAGATTTGCGACGCGACGCGCGTGGCGAGATCGGGCCCGACCGTGCGATAGCCGCCCCAGATCGAGTCGCGCGCGCGGTCGAGCCACGACGCGTCGGAATCATCGACAAAGAGCAGATCGCCGGCGGCACCGATCAGCCGGTCGATCGAGCCGAACGAGTCGCGCGCTTCCGCTTTCGAGAGTCCCGCGAGCGTGATCAGCTTGGTGCGTTTCTTTGGCCCGTCGAGACCGTGCTCGCTGCCGGTGTCCGTGTTCTCGTCGCGGATCGAGAGGTCGATCAACCCCTCCTGCGCGCCGTACTGATAATTGCGGCCCGGCCGGAAGAGCAGCCCGAGCGCGGACTTGCCGATGTCGATCGGGTTCGCGCCGGCCAAGTCCCAGCGCCAGTAACGCGCGCTCACGCTCGCGAAGCACGCCACGACGTTGCCGTTGTAATCCGGGCTCGTCACGTTCGCCTGCACGCCGGAATCGTAGAGCAGCGTACCCACGACGGTCGGATCGGCGGTCGACGCGCGCAGCCGTGCGGTCGCGGACGCCGGCAGCGAGGTCGATATCAACGCCGCGAAATCGACCGATTGCGCCGAGCCGAGGTCCCAAACGAGGATCGCGGTCGTGCCCGCGACGCGCGCGCGGTAGCGCGGCTGGACGTCGTTCAGATTGCTCCACGGCAGACTCGCGACCGGGGACGAGCTCGTGCCTGTCGGCGCCAGACCCTGCACAAGGTTCTGGAAGCCGAACGCTGCCTTTGCCATCGGTGGGGTTACCTCCTCGCCGCTTCGGCTTCGGCGAGCGTCTCGGCCCGCGTGGCGGCCTCCTGCGCCTTCTGCGCGCGCAACGGTGCGAAGTGTGTCAGCGCGGAATCGAGCACTGCCGCGTCTTCCGATTTCGCCGGCGGAAAGCCCATCGCGCCAAGGTGCGCGTCGACGGCCGCCATCACGGCCGCGGGATCGCCGGCGGCTTCGATCATCGCGCGGTGATAGTCGGAGGAGACGATGACCTTGTCCCCGGTTGCCGGGTCGTCGCGCGTTTCGTCGATGACCTGTTTCTTCATGCGAACGCCGACGTGACCGTTCTGCACGTCGATCTCAATGCGGTCGATGATCGTTCTCGCTTGCATGGAACACTCCTCAGACGAAGTAGCGGCCGCCGATGGCGAAGCTGGTGGTATTGGCGATGTTGGCCCAGGTGACGCCAGCGCCGGATACGTTGTCGCCGTTCTCGTTGATGTTGATCGATGTGGCGCTCGCGGCCACGGACGCGCCGGCATGCGTGTAATTGGTGTTGAGGTTGATCAAATCCCAATCGCTCATGGTGAGCGCGCATGCGACGGCCGCGCTGGTGAACGGCAGCCCCGTGAGGCTGATAGCACCGACACCGCCGGAGCCCTTGCTGGTCAGGATGACGCGGACTTTTATTTCGACCGCGTTCCCGATCTTCGTGTAGCTGCCATGCTGCGTTCCATAGGTGACGCCCGTGGGCGGCGTCGCGGCCGAGAGTGCCGGCGTGAAGGTTCCCTCTTCGTAATCGTCGAGGGTGTTGGCATCGGCGCTCGCGTTCTGCGACGCTGGAAACTTGATCTGCCCGGCGCTCGCGTTCGAGAGGTCGAGCAAGCTGACGAAAATCTGCGCCCACGTCCTCAACTGATCGTCAGTCAGCTTGACGTTGGCGCCACCCTGCACCGCGCGAACGATGGTCTGCGCGCTGCCCGTGATCGCGGCGGCCGCGTTTTCGAGCGACGTCTTTGTGCCCAACGTCGTCATTGGCTCACTCCCTCAGCTCGATCGTGCCGTCTTCGCGCAGCTCGAGCGTCCCGTCCTCGCGCAGCTCGTAGCCGCTCGGCAGAGCGCCGATCAGAATGACCGCCGTGCGGCACGCGTGCGGAATCTCTTCCCAATCGGCGACGATGCCCGTAAAGCCGCCCTCGAGCCCGTACCGCGAATAGGACTCGATCCACACGCCCTGCCCGATCTCGATCACGTTGGGATAGCGGTCGGTCACAACGCGGAACGAGACGAGCCCCTGCTCGATGAAATCGCGCATCTGATCGCTGCGAATTTGCGCGTCCGCATCGTTGCGGAAGAGCCCCTGCAGCGTGAGCACGCGGTCGGGCTTCTGGCGCGTGTTGAGCGACGCCGACGTCGAGCGCACGCGCCGGCCGGGACTCGTGAGCTTGCGACGCGCCGAGGCGGTGACAGAGCCCGCGAGCTGCGACAGCGTCAACGGCGCCCAATTCCGCTCGCAGACGATATCGACATTGACCGGCGCGGGCTGCAATTGGGCCGGCAGCGGCACCGGCTGCAAGGCCACGATGTCGGGCTCGGTCAGCCTGATCTCGGGCCCGAACACCGGATCGGCGAACGACACGCGGAGCTTGCCGTTGCGCCCGCCGGCGAGGAGCAGCCCCGCATGCGCGAGCACCTGCTCGAGGCCTGCGATCATGCTGATCTCGCGCGGCCCGAAATAGATGCCGATCTCGCCCGCCATCATCAGGTCGATGTCGGTAAAGGTCTGCGTTTCGAGCAGCGATGACGACAGCACCGCCCCGAGCGAGGTCAGCATTCGCGTCAGGATCTCGCCGGTATTGTTCGCGTAAGTCCCGACGGCGTCGCCTCTGACGTCGCAGGTGACGACGCCGGCGGGCGGGGCGCCGAGCTGGAACACGCCATTCGTCTTCCACTGGCGAAACTCGCCCGCGGCCGGTGCAACGCCGGCGGAATCGGTGAGCGAGAGGCCCTGATCGCGGACGCTGTCGAAATTCTGCACGTCACGCCAATGCGCCTGATACGTGTGGAGCACGCCGTCGCCGAGATTCATCGTACCGAGATAAACCGGCGCGACGTTGTAGACGTAACCGAGCGTCACCGGCTTCGGCAGACCCTTCAGCTCCGCGGACCCGCCGAGGCCATTCGTCCCGTCGTAGACGTTCGGCTGCAGCGGCACGTTCAAGAGATAGGACAGGTCGGAGATGCCGAGCCTGGTCCGTGACGAGAGCGGCGCCAGCATCTAACGGCGACCCCTCGTGCCTTGCCGCCGCGGCCCTCCGAGCGCATAGGGGCTTTCCGGTGCGCGATCGGTCACGCCCGAGACCACGCCCTTGAAGACGGTCTTCGCGTTCGCGAGCGCGCCGCCGCCGCCGTCACTCGCCGACCACGGATTGCCGTCCGGCATCGTCAGTATCGTGACGTCGCGTCCGACCGCGAGATTGCGCGCCATCATCTCGTCGAATTCGAGGTCGGCGTTCGACAGCTCGACCTCGGCCACGGTGAGCGACACGCGCCCGCCGAGCGCGATGCGATCCGAGCCGCGCTGCGCGATGCGGATGTCGGACAGGAGCCGCGGCGGGTAGATCGTATGATCCGGGTAGATCATGCCGCGGCGCGAATAGCGGCGCGTGACCACACCAGCGGTCGCTTCGTCATAGGCGTCGATCTCGAGCAGCGTCTCGACCGGCGACGGCGCAACCGGCGCGATCGTCGCCTGGGAGAACATCAGCAGGAACGCCGTGTTGCTCTTCGACGCGCTGAGCGTCGCGACCTTGTTGCCGGTGCCGCCGAGCTTGATGCCGTTCGCCATTGCCGCAAAGACGAGCGCGTGGCCGCCGGCGCCATTCGTATTGAGCTCGTCGGAATCGAGAACCTGCCGGAAGCCCGCGGGCGGCGTCGCGCTCATGGACGCCTCGTCGTTGTTCGCGCCCTCGAGCCCGCACAACAGGAGCGCGCCGGTGCCGAACCCGAGCGTGACGCCGGCGCCGGTCATCGAGGCGCTCGTCGCGTGCGTCACCAGACCGATCGTCGGCGGCACCGCGGGATCGCCACCCATGATCGAGAGAATGGCCCCGCGCCAGGCGCCGTTGTCGTCGGGATCTCCGCAGGCGAAGTCGTAGCTCGAGCCCTCCGCATTCGCGAGCTTGTAACCGGCGCGCCGGAACGTCGAACCGCCGAGATTGAACGCCGTGAAGCCCGCCGGCAGCGCGACCGTGCCGTTCGGAGAGCCCGAGGCCGCCGCGAGCGCAATGATCCAATCGTCATTGGCGGTCCCGTCCGGCTTGCCCACCGTGAGCGTGCCCGAGCTGCTCGCGGAGCGGCCCGCACTGACGACACCGCGCAAACGGACGGGCATCAGGCGACGACGCGCGCGAGAAGAGCGCCGATCTGGGTGCGCAAGTCCCGGACCTCTTCGCGAAGCAGCCGCACCTCGCCGGTCTGTTCTTGGGTCGCCTCGAGCTGGGCCGCGCCGGTGCTCGTGATCGCCATCACCGTGCTGTCGGAGCCCGACATCATCGACGTGATCATGCCCTGCAGTTGTTGCGCGGTGTTGAGCGCGCCCTGCTCGAGCGCGCCGTAGGGTTGCGAGGACGCCCAGTAGCCGCGCGCGATCGGCAGGAACGTGTTCGCCTGGCCGAGAAACGCCGCGACTGTCTCGGGCGTCGCGTTCTTGAGCGCCGCGTCGCGCGCCGCGTCGTAAGACGAGAACGCGGCGGTGTATTGCTTCTCCGGCGAGGCCGTCGAGCCGGGCCCAAATTGAAGATTCTGAATGAACCCCGTGAGGCTCGACTGCGTCGGCCCGAAATATTGCTCGACGATCTGACTGCGGAGCGACTCGTTGTATTGCGCGATCTTTTCGAGCGAATAGCCGCTCTGCTGCGCCATCGCGACATTCGCGGCGGCGGTCTTTTGCCAAAGATCGAGCGCGTGCTCGAGCGGGGTTGTGATTTCGGCGAGCGCCTCGGTGATGCCTTGCGCGAATTGCAGCGCCTTCATCAGATCGGGCGCGCCGCTCTTGAGGACGCCCTGGATCATCGGGTCGGACGACGTCGCGCCTTTCAGCAACGCCGTGAGCGTGTCCTGTGCGAGATCGCCGGCGTTGCCGACGGAACCGACGCTGATGCGCTGACCGCCGACGAGCTGATAGGTCGAGGCGTCGCGCTGCCCGATCCACACGTTCGCGAGCTGCTGCTGGAACTCGACGCCGAACGCCTTGAGGCTCTGCACCTCGGCCATGATCGCGGCGGCGGCCTGTTGCGCGAGCGACAGCGTGTTCTCGTTCGGCTTGTCGCCCGAGAGCGAGAACCCGCCCATGCCCGAGCCGAACGTCGCGGTCGCGCGGTAATTGCTCGGCTTGTCATTGCCGCCGAGCAGGCCGATCAGGCCGCCGATGCCGGCACCGATTGCGGTGCCGATCGGCCCGAAGGACGAACCGTACAGCGCGCCGCTCGCCGCGCCGCCAAGCCCGCCGGAGATTCGCGTGTTGCCGTTCGGATCGCCGAATGCGCCGGCGAGGAGTGCCGCGGCCGAGAGCGCGCCGCCGACCGCCCCTATTTGCCCCGGCTTGCTGCCGAAGGCACCGCCGCCGAACATGCCGTCCGAGCCGAAGAGCTTGCCCTGGCGCGCCATATCGAACAGCACCGACGCCCAGAGCGTGCGCATCTGATCGGTGAGACCCTTGAAATTGAGCTTCCCGGTCTCGGCGAAGTCCAGCCAGAAATCCTTGGCAACGAAACGCATGTCGTCCGTGACGTTGCGCCAATACTCCTCGGACTCTTTTTGCTGGCGCTTCAGATCATCCGCGAGATCATCGGCTCGACGTTGCTGGCTCTCTCTCAACGATGCCGCAAGCTCATCGGCATATTTGAGCGCGTCGGCGAGCAACCTCTGCTGCAGCTCTTCCTCGCCGTCGATGCGCCTTGCCATGCGCTCGCGATCGGCCTTTTCGAGTTCATCGGCATATTTGAGCGCGTCGGCGAGCAGCTTCTGCTGCAGCTCTTCCTCGTCGTCGATGCGCTTGGCCATGCGCTCGCGGTCGGCCTTTTCGAGTTCATCGGCAAATTTGTATGCGGCGTCGAGTTGCTTCTGAGCCTCGGCCTCGTTTGCGGTCAGATCGGTGACGCCGGCGGCCGGGAACCCGCCGGGCCCGGGCGTCCAGTTGCGATCCTTGCCCATCGTGGCGAAGGTGAATGCGCCGGGGTCGTAGGGGATAGGCGGCCCCAATTGCGACATGGGGACCGTTCTTCCCCCGGGCCCGCCGAGCAATGGCGCGCGCGCGATCTCCGCCGCCGCATCCTTGACGCCCTTGACGACATTGCCTGCGGCAACGGCAATATCGGTGAGGCGGTTATAGACGAAGGTCAGAGGCGGCGCCGCCGCGGACGCGAGGTCGTTCCACGCCTGCTCCTGGCGCTTGAGCGCGTCGCTCATCTCGTCGCTGGTCTCGGCGGCCGTGTGCGCCAAGCGATTCGCTGTCGCGATGATGGTGACCCAGGTCGCATAGCGCCCGATCAGGGTGCCCAGGCTCTGGGCCGACTTGTCGAACGAGGGCGGCAGATCGCCCTGCCGCCGGCGGTGCTCGTCGAGCTTGCGGTTCGCGTCTTCGATCACGCTGGAGAGACCGGGGAATTTCGCCTTCAGCGAATCGAGCGACGTGCCGCTGTTGTCGGCCATCGACTTCAGGTCGCGTTCGAGCTCCTTCACGCCCTCGGCGGTGAGCCTGAAAACGTAGGTCCGAGCCATCAGCGGAGATCCTCGGGCAGCGCCCGTTCGATGAAATCAGGAATGCGATCGGCCCATTTGCGGGCGAGCGCATCGAAATTGAGCCGCGCGCCCGGCCGGACCATCGGCACGAGCACGAAATAGACCAAGTCCTTTTGCCCGCGCTTCGCCTTGCCCCGGAAGCGCGACCCCATCAGCAGGAGCACGCCGGGCTTTTTCGACTTCACGACGCGCAGCTCGATACCGGCGCGGCGCTCGAATTCGGCCGGCGACAAGCGTCGGCCGCCACGCCCGGCGAACCTGGCCGCCGGCGTGGGCACCGCGAGATAGCGGCGGCTCCTGGCCCGGATCGGCACGCCTTCGTTGAGCGCGTCGAAAATCTCGGTCGCGAGCTTGCCGCGCGGATGCACCACACCCGCGGGGTGCAGCGTCTCCTTGCCTTTCGGCGGATAGAGTTTCGAGCCGACCGCATTCGCGAGCCGCTCGCCGAGACCGGCATCGAGAATCTGCTCGCGCATGTCGCGCTTGAGGCTGTCGGTCGCCACCTCGACCGCGACGCGCACCGACGCCGCCCAGGTCTTCTTGAGGTCGCCCGCGAATTTGCGCGGCGCGGCCGTGTCGACCTCTACCTTGAGGCGGATCATTCGCCGGCCTTTTTCGGTTTGAACTTCTCGGCCGCCGCCGCGAGGATCGCGAACGCCTCCATCAGCTTCGCGGGCTGCTCGGCCACGCCGCCTGAGAACGGCAGATGACCAAGCTCACCATAGGCGCCGCGCGACTGGTTCCAGAGCTGAGCGACCTCGAGGTGATCGTCGTCGATCAGTTCGCGGATAGGCCTTCGCTCGGACTCGATCCCAAGCTCGGGGACGGCCCACTCATCACCCCGTTCAATTTGAGCGAAGTTTCGCTGCCGGACGAGGTAGCAGGCAGCGAGTTCGAGTTTTTTCGTTCCGGCTCCGTCACCCGCGTGAGGCGATCGAGAAACAGTCCAATCTGCGCGTGATCGCCCTCCGGTATCGCCGCGAGAGACTCATCGTGAACGCCGAGCCGGTTGCGCTTGAGCTTGGGTGCGCCCTTGAGGCCCTCCCACGCCGTCAGGAAGAGACGCGCGCCTTCGATGCCCGCCGTTTGCCAATAGGTGGCCTCATCGGCGAGCGCGGCCGCATAAGGCGGCCAATGCGAGACCGCCTCCTCTTCGATCGTCTGAAGTTCATGCATCGCCTCTTCGCTTGCACGAAACAAAGCCCCGGTCTCTTCGGACGGTTGACCGTCGTTGAGCGCCTTGAACCATGCGGCGGTCGCTTCGCGTGCGCGGCCGATCTTGGCGACAAGCGCGTCCACGATCTCGGCCGGCTCGCCGTCCATCAGCGCCTTGACGCCCTCGGCCATGATGTCGAGCATCCCGACGCGCCCGTGTCGCTTGCCCCCATTGGCGAGGATCGCCTTCCGCCATTGGGTGCGTGCGTGCAGCGCGGGGGGCGTGAGCCAATAGGTGCGGCGTGCGTCTTCGGGCCCGACATCGAGCCTTTGCGGTTCTCTCGACAGCATGATCACTCCGCGATGCAGATGAAGACTTCAGCGTCGAGGCCAGTCGCGCGGAACGGCACGCCCTCGACCTGATAGCCGTTCGCATCGCCCGGCTCGTTTCCGGTGTATTGCATCGCCGGAAAGAGAAAGCTGATCTTCCTGCCGGCGGCCGTGCCCCAGGCGTAAACGCCCGTCCGCTGGGTACCGGCAAGCCAATCGGCGAACATGTCGCGCGTGGCGACATGCGTGAGGTTCGGCGTGATGCGGCCGGCCATCGAGCGGAAGGTGATCTCGGCCGTGTCCATGCCGAAGGCCTGCGCGGGATCCTCGTATTGCACGACTCGATTGCCGAGATCGAAGGAAAAGTCGGTGAACTTGACGGCGGTATTGCCGATGTTGCTCACCGCGCCCTCGTAGGCCTCTGGCCTCGAGCCGACAAACGTGCCGGCCGCAGGCCGCGACACGTCGGTCGGGACGGCAGGCAATTGGCCGGTGAACGTGAAGTCGACCGAGACCGGCCCCGCCGAGCGAAACGCAAACGACGCGTTGCCCATTGCACCCTTGAGTTTGCGCAGGCGCGAGGTGTTCGCCGCGACCGAGTCGTGCTGATAGCCGAAAATGGTCACCGTCTTTTGCGACAGCGTGATCGGCTGATAGAGCGCGTTCTTCGGGATCGAATAGTTCGGCGTGCCCGAGGCGCCAACCCAATCGGGGAAGATGGTCGCGACCTTCGTCGTGCCGTTGTAGGACACAATCCAGCGCCGCTGCCCGTTGACCGAGCCCGAGGTGCCGTCGATCGGCATGCCGCGATAGGCGTTGTCGACCGCCGACGCACCAGCGGCGAGCGTGATCGTGCCCGCCGCGATCGCCTGGCTCGTGCCGGTAACGGCCGCCGCGGTCTTGGTCTCGCCAAACGCGCAGCCGCGCAACAGCACCGCGGCCCAATCGGGCCCGGCCGTGCCCGGCGCCGCCGCGCCCGTCACCCAACCCGGCAGCCGCATCGACAAACCGCCGCCGCCGATGATCGGCGCGGCCTGGCTCACCGATTCCTGAACATAGCCTTCCTCGAAGTTCTGGAAGTTCGGCGAGTAGCCGATCTGATCGCGGATACGGATGGCGTCCGAGCCCGGCACCGGGGATTCTTCCGTGCCCGCCACCGCCTCGAGCTTCGCGAGCGACAGCGCATTTTTGGTTCTAAAATCCAGGCTCATGACTTCGCCCCTTTCTTCTTGGGTTCAAGATCGACGCCGAGGCGCTCGACGTCGCGCTGGATCTCGCGCTCGAGCGCGGCAAAACCGGGCGTGCCGCCGAAATAGGTGCGCGCGATCGGCAGGAAGGCGCGTGCGGCGGCGAGAAACGCCGACGTGTCGTCGGACTTCGCCGCATTGCGTGCCGCTTCGTAGTCCTCACGCGCGCGCCAATATGTGCGCTCATTCAACGCGAGCCGCTCGCGCTCTTCGAGCGAGCGGCTTTCGCCGTCCGTTTTCATGGTCAGTCCCCTTGCCTGAGAGTCATTCGAACGTAAACGGATCGCCCTCTTTCGTCGCGTAGTGGACGAGGAACGCGAGCATCGCGCCTTCGGTCTCGGCCGACGTTTCGGCGCCGATGAAGTCGCCCGCATCGGTCAACTCGAGCCATCGCGCGAGTCCGCCGAGCGTGTAATCGGTTTCGAGCGCCTTGATCGCCTCGGCGCGCAGCGTGTTGACATACTCGACGGCGGCAGCGCCTTCGCCCTTGGCCGCGAGCTGTACGAAGAGCGTCAATTCGTAGAGGTGCAGACCCGAGAAGTCGTGCAGCCTGATCTCCGAACCCTCGAACATCCCGGCGAATGGGATGTCATTGCTGTCGGTGCCGTCGTCGTTGACCAGCGGCGTGCGCCGGTTCAACTCGAATTTCGGTGTCTTGAAGCCGCCGTCGGCCGTCTCGACCGCGGGGATCGTCGAGAGGCGCTCAAACGCCCGCTCGACGACTTGCTGCCGACAGCTTTTCATGGCGTCACGCCTTCGCGAGCTGCAACGTCGCCCACAGGCCAATCGAGTCGGGCAGCGCCGTCTTGACCTTGTAGAGCGTGCCGTCGACCGCGACCGTGTCGCCCGTTTTCGGCGTTGCGATCTCGGAACGCCGCACGCGCGCTTCGATGTCGCGCGCCGCAATGCCGGGAGGGCCGAAGCCGTCGACGCGCATCGGCTGAGAGAACAGCACGGTGACCGGAATCTCCGGCCCCGTGCCGCCCAAACGATACGACGCCGCCTTGCCGCGGTTCGGATCGCCGAACATCAGGTCGGCGGCGTCGTCGAACGCAGTCATGGATTACGTGCCCCACGCGATCCAGTTGACCTTCTTGGTGAACGTGGTGGCGGCGATCAGCGCGGTGTCCGCGGTGGCCGTCGCTTTCCACGTCCGCAACAGGAACGAGCCCGCCGCCGGCGCACCCGCCTGATCGCCGATCGAGGCCGAGGCGTGCTGGCACCCCGCAACCGGCGCATCGTCGAGCACCGCGATCACGCCGTCGACCTTCGACAGTCCGGTGACGATGGTGTCGGACGCGGTAACCGTGGTCGACTGGCCCTGCTTGACGTTGTTGCCGCACTTGACGCCAATCAGGACGCGCCCGAGCACAGAGCCCGCCGCATTGTCGACCGCTTCGGTCACGATGCCGATATAGGTGTTGCCGGTGCCGATCGAGGTGCAGCGTTTGTTGGTGTTGTCCCAATACACCGATTGACCGACAAGCCACTGTTGCGAACCAATCTTGGTGAGCTCATACACGCCCTCGGTCTTGCCTTCGACCGCCGCGCCGGACAGGGCCGCCGACGCCGCAACGGCGAAGATGGTGCCGACCATGAAGCCGGCGCCGGACGCCACGTCATAAGGAGCGAGCAGTGACAGCGTCCCGCCCGGTTGGATGTAGTTCTTCATTTGAAAGACTCCTCAAAAGGTGTTTCGCAAAAGACGAGGCGCGACGGTGAACCCGCCGCGCCCATGGCTCATTCAAGATGCGTTCAGGCTTACGCGCCGTTGGACTTCTGGAGGCCGCGGTAATTGACCGCCTTGGCGCCGAAGTCGAACCGGACCTTCACCTCGATGCCGTCCACGCGCCAGCCGTCCTTGGTCTCGAGGTAGACGCCCTCTTGGCCGGAAAGATAGCCGTAGTCGATCGTCGGCATTTGCCCCGGATCGCTCGCGCCGTACCACGCAGTCGTCGAGTTCGCGTCGAGACGAGCCTCCACGATCGGCGTAAGCGAGCGATAAAACTCCGGGACAACGTTGGAGGTCTGCGCCGCGAACAGCGCCGGCGAGAGGATCTGCTCGAGCGTGGTTTCGAGCGAAGAGGGCACCATGACGAATTTGAGCAGCGCGTTCAGCGTCTGCTTTCCGTCAAGGCCTTTCTGTTTACGGAGATTGGTCCGCATGGTTTGCAGGGAGGTGAGCTGAAGCACCGAACCGCCGCCGGTCTGGAGATTGCCGTGCGTCGCGGCGTGGAACAACGCCACGCCATCGGCCATGTTGGCGTTCGCGGTGAGGATGCCCCAAACGACGTCGTTCTCCTTGCGCGCACCCGCCTGGCCGAACATGTACGGCAGGCGCGTAAAGGCGGCCATGTCGTCATTGATCAGCAACTGGCGCGTGAACCCGAAGATTTTGCCATAGGTGACGAGGTTCCACTTCTCCGCGCCCTCCCCAATGGTGCCGCTCTTGAACTCGCCGGACTCGTTGACCTGCTCGAGATCGGAACCCTCGCCGAGCATCGTCGACTGTGTCTGCTTGAAGTCCGGGAGGTCGTTGCGCGAGCAGAACGGCAGGAACGTCCGCTGCTCGGCCGCATAACCCGCCTGCAGCGTCTTGTTGGCGATGTTGGCGATGATCAGCGGGAAGTCGCTGCCCGTGTGCAGAGCGCGCTCGGCGACCTGCATAATGCCGACACCGCGGATTTTCTCGCCACGCGCCTCGAGCACCTCCCGCGCGATTTCCATGAGCCGGAGGCCGCGATATTCGCGAGCGCGGTCAGTGAGTTTAAAGGACTTCTCGTTGTAGCGGTTGAGGATCGCCTCCTCGATCGCGCCGCGGCGGGTCTCGGTCTCATCGAGACCGCCGGCCGGGGTGCGGATCGGCGTCTGCGTTCCGCGCGCGGCCCGCATGTCGACAAGGCGAGCGTCGAGCATATCGGTGGTAACGCCCTGCGTGATCAGCGTCGTCGCGTCTTCGTCGGGCAGGCCTGCGGCCAGCGTGCGCTGCCGGATCGTCTGTTGGCGCGTGCGTTCCCACTGGATTCCGGCCTGCCGCTGCGCTTCGCTGTCGGCCGCATTCGGAACCGCCGGCACGGGTTGTTCGGTACGCACCGCAGCGGGAGCCGCCGCGGCGATAGTGGATGCCAGTTGCGTGGTTGCCACCGGCGCAGCCGCGGCGGCGCCGGGCTGATTGCGAGTCTGCATATCATCGTCCTCAGTTGCGCTGCCGGTTGCGGCAGACGGTGCGCCGGGAAGGCTTGACGCAGAACGAACCCCGGCGGTCGCGTCTGCGGGTACGGACACAAAGCTCACTTCAAACAAGGCCCAGCGGTCGGCGCGCCAGACTTCGACATTGCCGTCGATAATCTCCGTCATGCGCCAAGTGCCCACGAGATAGCCGGCCGAGATGCCAGTGAGCTCGCCGCGCGAAACCATCGCCTCGGCCTTCTTGGCGTGCTCGGTCTCGCCAAATTTCACAACGCCGATAAGCGCGCCGTTCTCGATGCGCGCCGAGAGCACACTTCCGAGAATGCCGTCGATGCCCCATTGATTGTG